GCCCCGCGACGCTAATAAATTAGCAAGGGCACCATAACAACTCTAGAATGCTCAAGTCGGGCACGCATGCCGACGGAACACCTCTAGGGCCAACATCCTCCCCTGTTCCCTCTGGGATTCATACTCGGCTGGTACCAAGTATTTATCCCCAGAGCCCATCGTCGTCGGAGGAGTGCGCAATTGCCCAACAAAGGTTAACGCACTCCACCGAGGAATTCGACGATAAGAATAGGTCCTACGTACTTGCCCGATACTAGGCTCGTACGTATCCCTCTTGCAACCACCATCGCGACCATACTGCCAAAAGAAGTCCAAAAGGGCCTCTTTCTCATCGGGATCGGGGACGCCATCAACCTTCATAAGAAGGTCATGATGGCGCACATCTTCCTGACCAGGCAAAACAGTATAACCACGCTTAGCCCGCATCTTATGTTCGCGTCGCCAAGCGACGCGACTCCGAGATGTTAAGCCAAGCTGCGAAGGTAGCATCCCCCACTTTCTACCAATTCTGGCGCGTATAAACGCATCTGTCCACAGGACAGAATGCCGCACTGCCGAAGCAGCGTGAAGCATACCAGAAAAAGTAGGAAGAAAGCCACCCCTCCTGAGATGCCTGACTTCTCGCCAGGTACCCCCGGACCTAAGGAAAACAGTGGAGTTGACCTCCACAGTGTTTTCCGCCCGAATTGTTTTCTCACTGTTTAAACGAAAAGATTCCGGATAATCTTCAGTCAAAACAGGCCTGGAAGCGGAAATGATACAATCATCCCCGTTAACCAAGAAACGGGCACATCCATCGAACCTTGCGGCCCATCGGGCCGCCAGGTAAGATTGGATGCAAAGGAGCGGGAAAGAGAGGTAGCTTCCCATCATCTGTCCGTGAACCACTTCGCCCCAGAAAGCCCCTGAAGGCGATCTGATGCTTGGCCGGATCGATTCGTGTGCGAAATCACGAATCGTTCTCGGAACCTCGATAGCGTTAAAAAACATCGTATCGAGGATGGTATGGGTTACATCCGAACATAACCCATCGGTAGCGTTAACCAAATCCACAGAAGTTTGGTAACGACCGACACAAACAGACTTGATTCTATCCGAGGTCGGGGGACCTAAAAGAAGCCAGTCCTGCTTCATAAGATGGCGATAAACCTTTTTATGAAGAGGTGCCAGCAGGTCCATCTCGTGATCAAAAATCACGAGAGGCCTAACTTTCCCTGCGGAAAGCACTTCTTTAAAGCGCGCTTTCATAGTACCCAATGGTACTTCTGAAGTGCACTTTCGGATAAACTCTTCCCTTCTTCCTTTCCACAGATGATCGGCCCTAAGACCGGGACCACCAGGAAACGCCTGCTCACGAGAGCTAGCGTTCGGAAGGAAATGGTTAACACCAAGGGTGTAACCACGATCCCAACAAGGAGGGAAGAGCCGAGTAACTTCTTTTTTAACAAAAGAAATATACTCAGGATCAGAGGGGGGGGGCAGAGAGAAAGCAAGACGACGCCACTCGTCCTGCTTGGAGGCCCGACACGAGATACAACCTGCAGGCAGGTTTCTCTTGATAGAGTTAACGCTGTGCGCTAACTCCCATCGTTCTTTGCGACCTAACCTTATTAGGGGGGTCAACCCTTCCACGTCAGGCCGGCCCTGACGACGTGGAAATAACACAGAGGCTCGTTCCTTGCCCTGCATTAAAAGGAACTGGAGATAACGTCCCAAAGAGGCGACCTCAAGATTCGGTAACTCGTCATACGGTAAACCGTATCGAGCCCGAATAATCTTGAGACCGTTCGAGATCGTTATCGACGTGTCGCGAGCTGCTTTCGAACAGCCACGACACGGTGAGGCGGTGGACACCCTTGAGGGGTTTAAACCATCGCATGCGGTGCGCGTTGAGCGTGCGCCAGACATCTAAGAGTTCAAAACTTGCTTAGATGGGTTCCTTTACC